GCGGCGGGGGCGAAAGTGTTTGCCCTGAACAACGCTGCAAAATATCTGGCAACTCGTGGAATCAAGCCGGATTACCACGTTGTCATTGACCCGCGTCAGGTCAACGTGGATTTCTTCGAAGAAGCATGGGCAGAGGAAGCATTGCTTTGTTCCCATGTGCATCCCGAAGTTTTCGATCAATGTGAAAAGATCGGCTACAAGGTCAGATTGTGGCATCCGAACGTTGAAGGCATTACAGACTATATCCCGCAAAAAAATCCGCTTTTGGTGAGTGTTTCGCTAACGGTTGGGATCTCTACTCTGTGCCTTGCGCATGCCTTGGGTCATCGTAACCTTCAGCTATTTGGCTATGACTGCTCCCATAAAAAAGAACGCAGTCATGCCTACGGACAACCGAGGAACGCTAGCGATGAGATCGTGCGGTGCGTGGTGGATTCGCAAGTGTTTTACGCTTCCATGGCAATGGCAGGGCAAGCGGCGCAGTTCAAAGAGATTTACGACATGCTTGCAAGGCTGGATTGCAAGGTCGAAGTCCACGGAGAAGGTCTGCTTCCTGCAATGTATCGCAAGTGGCAACAGCAGGCCGCAGAGAAGATCCTGACGGCGGTTTATGACCTTGGAGTTAGCCCTCCATCCTATGATTTTCTGTCGTTCTTGATTGAAGCCGAAAGGCATCGCAGGGCGAACGGGTACACGGCAATCGACATCATGTTTCAGCCTGGGCCGATGCATGGATTCAGGGATGATGAACTGCCGCCCGATATTCCTACTCGAGAGGGCATGCTGTGGCGAGTATGTGTAGGAATGGCGAAGCTGCTCCCGACTGTTCGGAATGTGGAAGTCAAGCGCGTCCGGTGGCAAGTGTCTGGTGATGTATTCCCTGAAGGCTACAAGGAAAACAATCCCGTTTCTCATTACGCGACCAAGTACCTGAAGGGCGGCGAGCCGTTACTCAAGGCGTCAGAGTTTGCTCGAGCAAAGGTCAAGGGGAAAGGCCGTTACGCCACGATCACCCTGCGTCAATCCTCCTATTGGCAGGATCGAAACAGCAATGTAGCGGAATGGGAGAAAGTAGCTCTGTGGCTGTGGAATCAAGGCATCGAGCCGATCTTTATCCCCGATACCGATGGCAAAGCGCCAGAAGGCTGGAATTCATGTATTGAGGCGGCTTATGACATTGATATGCGTGCGGCCATGTACGAAGGCGCATTTGTCAATCTGGGCGTTTTGAACGGACCTATGTCCCTTGTTCCGTACCTGAAAGCGCGTTACCTGATTTGCAAAGTGGTGGTGGAGTCTGCCGTGGCTTCAACTACGGAATTCCTGTCTGCACACGGTTTTAACGATGGCGACGATTTTGGTGGAACAGGAAAGATGATCTGGAAAGAAGACAGGGCCGAGAACATCATCCCTGAATTGAAACAACTACTCAGCGAGGAAACCTCATGGGCGTAAGCATGCAACAGGCACGCAGACCGATGGCGATGTTTGATTATTCGGACGATGGGCAAAAAGTGATCGTCAAGATCATGCAGCACGGCGACAAATTTTCTGTTACCGAAAAGATCGCAGACGAATGGCTGGAACACATCAACCGCGAAGCGGTGGGCGGAAGATACGATCCGTCATGGGTGGGCCAGTTCCGCCTGGAATATGAGGCTTTTCTAAAGGGCAACGAGCTGCCACGGGAAGGAACGCCGATTCGGACTTGGGGCAGCATCACCCGCGAGCAGGGAACCCGACTTATTGCTTTGAACATCACCACCGTCGAGGATCTTGCAGCTTACCCCGACAACGGGTTGGGAACCATTGGCCTGGATGGCCGCTACCTGCGCGACCTTGCCAAGAATTCTCTTTCTGCCGAGGGCAGCACGGCAAAACGACTTGCAGAAGCCGAGCAGTCAATCCGCGAAAAAGACGACATTATTAAGCGCATGGAAGAACGGCTTGCGGCATTGGAAGCCAAGGAACCCAAGCGCGAGACTTTGACTGTGAAAAAGGGCTAAGACATGAGTTTGCTCACGGCGATTACCCAAGTTTGCCGCAGAATCGGCATCACGCCGCCTGCGTCCGTGAGCGGCTCATCCGATCCCCAGATTCTGCAACTCATGGCGCTCGCTAACGAGGAAGGGCAAGACCTTTCGGCTCGTTATCCGTGGACGGTATTGCAGAATGAATCAACCTTCACGACTGTTGCAGCGGAGACTCAGGGCGTCATCACCACGCTGGCAGGAACGGATTTCCGCTATATTTTGAACGACATCATGTGGAATCGTTCCCTGCTGCGTCCGGTGTTCGGTCCCTTGACGCCCCAAGACTGGCAAGCGTTAAAAGCTCGTAATGTGAACGGACCTTACAACCAGTTCCGCATTCGTGGAACTTCGGTGATCTTCATTCCTGCCCCTGTGGCGGGAAATACGATTGCCTTTGAGTGGATTTCTCGTAATTGGGTGACGGTGGCTGCGGGTGGTACTTCAGCGACTTGGACCACCGACGCCGATACCGGACTCCTTGACGAAGAAATCATGACGCAGGGGATTATCTGGCGGTGGAAAGAGGCTAAGGGACTTGGATATTCTGAAGATTACGCGAAGTACGAAAGACTGGTGAATGACCAGATGGCGCGGGACGGTGGTAAATCTCGGCTGAATCTGGCGGGAGGCATGGCGCAGGGGTATTCGCCTGCCATATTGGTGAGCGCGGGATCGTGGAATGTCTGATTCTCTGAAAGCGCAATTGACTCAGGCTTTAGTCGAACCAAGCATCGGCGGGGCTTTGCGTGATCCGCAGTTTTATCAGGATATGGCGAGGAATTTGGTGCAATCACTGGCTACCACGCTACCGAATGGTGCTGGCCCAATAATGAGCCGCCGTTATCCTGACTTGCCGACTGATCCTGAATACATGCAAAAAATGCAGGGCTTTGTATCCCCTGTTTTTGGCCCGTTTAGGCTAGGTAAATAATGGCTATCCAAGTCGCCCAAGTCTCACGCAAGCAACCTCGAGCGCAGGAGGCTATCACCAAGTCTCTGCCTGCTCCGGTTCGCGGCTGGAATGACCGCGATGCGCTGTCGGACATGGACCCGAAGTTTGCGGTCATTCTGGATAATATGTGGTGCCTGCCCTCCAAGGTCATCAACCGGAAAGGGACAATCACATGGGCGACGGGGCTAACCAGCCAGGTCGAAACGCTCATTGGCTACAAGCCGCAATCAGGCACTAGCGCCCTTTTCGCCATTGCTGGTACATCGGTCTACAACGTCACCGCAACGGGCGCTGTAGGGGCTGCTGTGGTCACTGGTCTTACAAATGCCAGATTCCAGCATGTGAACATGGCGACCTCGGGCGGTTCGTTCGTGATGATGGTCAACGGGGCGGACAAGTTGCGCGGTTGGGATGGTTCCTCATGGTGGACCGATGGCGGCGGGACGCACGATATAACCGGCGTTGATACGGCAACCTGCATCGGCATTGAGATATTCAAGCGCCGCTTGTGGTTGATCCAAAAAAACACCGCGAAAGTCTGGTATTTGCCTGTCGATTCCATCGCAGGCGCAGCTACCGCTATCGACCTCGGGCCGTTGTTCTCTCGCGGCGGCACTCTCATGGCGATGGCGAACTGGTCCCTTGATGCCGGGATAGGAATTGACGATTACGCCGCATTTATCAGCGATCAGGGAGAAGTGGCGGTTTACAAAGGCTCCGATCCATCAAGCGCGACCACCTGGGCGCTGGTGGGGGTATTTTGGGTCGGCGCACCTATCGGCAGGAGATGTACCACAGCACTGGCAGGGGATGTGCTGCTTATCAACAAGGACGGGCTTATTCCACTGTCCAAAGCCCTCATGTCATCCCGCGTCAATAATTCCGTGGCTTTAACTGACAACATCCTGAATGCGGTTTCGCAGGCAACAAGCGCCTACGGTTCGTCCTTTGGCTGGCAGGTGATTCAGTACCCCGCCGAAAACATGGTGCTGCTGAATGTGCCGATTGCGGTAGGTCAGCAGCAACAGTACGTCATGAACACAATCACCGGAGCTTGGGCAAGGTGGAAGAACCTGAACGCTAATTGCTTCGAATTGTTCGGTGACGAGCTTTATTACGGCGGGGCGGGATCGGTGTTCAAAGTGTGGCAGACCCAAGCCGATTCGGGGACAAACGTCGATTTTGAAGTATTGCAGGCATTCTCGTACTTTGGGGATCGTGACTCGCTCAAGGAATGGACGCTTGCCCGCCCATTGATTGCTATTTCTAACACCGCAGGTCTTTTGTACGGCATCAATACCGACTTTGACAAAACTGCGCCCACGGGGGTTCCCACGTTTAGCGCCAGCACGGCGGGGCAGTGGGGATCGGCCAAATGGGGAACGGGGAAATGGGGCGGGAATCCGGTGGTGCAAAAGAACTGGCAGTCTGTGATGGGTGTTGGGTACGCCGCAGCGATTCATATGGTGGGGGCTACGAAATCGGCGCAACTGGAATGGTCTGCAACGGATTTCGCTTACAAGCGCGGGGGAATTTTGTGAGACCCCTCCGCGTGCTTGCTTGCGTGTGTCGGGAGTCATTAGCACATTCCGCCCGATTCCAATCCCACGCAAGGATACATTGTGCAATGCCTGCGCACGCGGAGAGGTGGTAATTATATGATAGTTTGCGGCCCTCATGTCGTGGAGTGGGTAGCCAAGCAAACAAACGAATATGGCAATTTCGGCACGGATGCCGGGATCGGATGGAAGCGAGATGGAGAGCTTGTTGCAGGAGTGGCTTATGCGGCATGGAATGGCGTGAATGTTGAATGTCACATAGCAGCAAAAGGCAAGAATTGGGCAACAAGGCAGTATCTTGGGGTGATATTTGATTACCCTTTTAACAAGCTAAATTGCCGTAGAATTACTGTATGTGTAGGTGAAGGCAACAAATCATCACGGCGGTTTGTTGAGCATTTAGGTTTCACCCGAGAAGCTAACCTTACGGGCGCACACCCAACTGGTGATCTGTTGATTTACAAAATGGACAGATTGAATTGCCGCTTCTTGAAAGAACCTTATGCGATCATTCGACCCGATCTACTTCGCACCGCAGCCTAGACTCGGCGGAGGCTGGATCTGTTTCAAAGATTCCCCTTCGGCACCTCCGACGCCTGATTATGCCGGTGCTGCACAAGCCACCGCAGCGGGAAACATTGACGCTGCACGAGTGGCGACTAAGGCCAATCGGGTAAATCAATATACCCCTTACGGGAATCTGATTTACACCCAAGACCCGAATAATCAGGATTCTTGGTCGAGTCGGATCGACCTGTCGCCAACGGGACAAAAACTTCTCGACTACAGCAACAATTCAGCTTTGGGGCTTGGCGGCCTGACAGGGCAGGCTTTGAACCGCGTGGATCAAAGTCTGTCCCGTCCTTTTGACATCAACTCGGCCAACGACGCGACAAACAAAGCCTATCAAAACATCACCAGCAGGCTTGATCCGCAATGGGCACAGGCCGCTGAACAGTCCGACTCTCAATTAGCGAATCAGGGCATCACCCAAGGCTCTGAAGCCTACGAAAACGCCAAGCGGGTATTCAACCAAAGCAAAAACGACGCCTACACCCAGGCCTCGACGCAGGCCATGAACTTCGCCCCGCAGACGATGCAGCTCGACCAAGCGGCGAGGTCGCAACCGCTGAACGAATTGAACGCCCTGCGAACTGGCTCGCAGGTCACGACGCCGCAATTCGGTCAGGTTCCACAGCAGGGGCAGACAGCAGGAGCCAACTACTTAGGGGCGGCTCAATCCCAAGGCCAATGGGATCAGGGCTTGTATAACTCGCAAGTTGGGCAGAACAACGCGACGACTGCGGGATTGTTCTCCCTTGGCAGCGCGGCGATGGGTGCATCTAAAATTCCGTGGTGGGTGGCGGCGGCTTAGAAAGGAATAATATGCCAACAGTCTCATTCCAAGCTCCCACGGACTACACTGCAGAACAGTCGGCCATTGAACGGCAGCGCAGGCTTGCAGAAGCCTTGCGCATGCAGTCAGAGCAGCCGCTTGACACAAATCAAATGGCAGGCGGTTGGGTGGTGCCTGTTTCACCCTATGCAGGTCTTGCCAAGATGCTGCAAGGCTACAACGCCAGAAAGACAGATGAAAACGCGACAGAGCGGGAACTGGCGCTTGCGGAACGCCGCAGGATGGAAGGGTCGGCAGATGTGCGAACTTTCATGGATGCTTTGCAAGGCACGCCTGCGCGGGAAGCCCAGACGACAGCCGAGCCGGGAAACGACTTCATTCCCGGTCAGGAAGCCGTGCCGGGAGATCGCAAGAAAGCCCTAGCCATAGCTCTCATGTCGCAGAATCCGACACTCATGGGGGCGGGCGGGTCGATATTGGCGGAAATGCTCAAAGGGCCGGAATCGCTGTTCTCCAAGATCGATCCGAAGGATTACACGCCGGAAAGCGTGCGGATTTATGCGACTACAAAAGACCCTGCAACCCTCGTGCCAGTGCGCAAGATGGATGCCGTAAATACAGGCGGAACGACGCAATTTATTAATCCGTATGCGCCGCCGGCGCAGCCGATCCCGCACACCCAGACACCGGACAGCGTTGCGCGATTGCAACAAGCGGAGCGGCAATTCAATTCGCTTTCTGCCAAACAGCAGCTTGATGCGCAATTTGACGCCGCAAGATTGGGTATCTCGGTCCAAGAACTGCTGATTAGCAGGGCGAACGCGGCCAACAAAGGCATCGAAACCAACTTTAACACGGGCGGCGGGGTGGTGCCGGGGATGCCGACCTTGCCGCAGATCCCGCAAATCCCACAGGCGGGGCAGCAAGTGCCTGCTGCTGCGCCGCAGATGCCTATTCAAGCGCCGCAAGTTGCGCCCCAAGTCGCACCGCAGGGGCGCAGAACAGGGGTATATGCAACGGCGCCGGCGGCGCCTAGCCCTGTGCCGCCCCCCGCCGCATCACCAAGTGCGCCTCGGTTCAGCCCGAGAGTTCAGCAGGAATTGGACAAGGACAATGCGCTAAAAAATCAGGACGCGGCCAGAGAATTGCCGCAAGCAATTGCGACGGCAAACCAAGCAATCACCTCCATCGACGACATGATCGGAGATTTGGACAAAGGCGGAAAGACCGCGCCGCATCCCGGATTTCAGGATGTGATCGGTTCCACTTGGAAGCCGGGGATGCGATTTGTTCCGGGTACAGATGCCGCTGATTTTGACGCTCGTCTAGAGCAGTTGAAAGGCAAGACATTTATGCAGGCATACCAAAGCCTGCGGGGCGGTGGACAAATTACTGAGGTCGAGGGCGATAAGGCAACAAAAGCACTTAACCGGATGAGCCGCGCACAATCTGAGAAAGAATTTATTACCGCTGCTCGAGAGTTTCAGCAAAACATGCGTCTTGGCATGGAATTGGCTGCGCAAAAGGCCGGAAGGAAAGGGACTGCTGGCGCTTCCGGTTCGTGGGATGGCACAGACCGACGATCGCCAGGAAAGGTTATCGACTTCAATAGCTTGCCAAAAGGTGGCGGCTAATGGACGTTCGCCTGCCTGACGGCACCACGATAACCAATGTGCCAGATAACATCACGCAAGCCGATCTCATGGCGCGGCTTGGAAAGTCGCAACAACCACAGGAAGCCAGTACCGCCGACAAAATAGCCGCCTTTCCACTTACGCGGTTTGCGGTTGGTGCTGCAAAACCGTTTCTCGGTGCGGCGCAGGCAGTAGCAAACCTTACGCCATACGGCGGCGCGGTCAATGAGCATTTGGCAACCTTGGAGGATATGACCAACCGGGGCGCAGATACCAAATGGGGGATGGGCGGCGGTGTTGCCGACTTTGCCGGTCAAGTGATGAGTCCGGTTAATCTTGGTATTGCAAAACTGATCCCCGGTGGTGGTTCGGCCCTGGCATTAGGCGGAAAGGGTGCCGCGATAGGGGCGGCGGGAGCCGCAACCGCTCCGGTTCTTGATCGCAAATCTCAAGGCAATTTTTGGGAAACGAAAGCCGCAGATACCGCTTTGGGCGCGGTAACTGGCGGCGTTGCCACGCCGATATTGGGGAAACTTGGCGAAGCCATTATCCGCCGTTTGCCTAAAGGCGAAATTGATCTGGCAAGGAATTCTTTGCAAACAGATCAGATATTGACTAAAGCCCTAAACGACCTGGGGCAGCGAATTGAGGATATTCCCAAAGCGCAATATCAGCAGATCAGGCAACAGGTCAATGAAGCGTTGCGGTCTGGTAAAGCATTAGACGCGGCGGCGCTTCTGCGAAAGACGGACTTTGACGCTCTAGGTATTCCTTCGCTGTCTGGGCAAATAACGCGGGATGCAACGCAATTCGCAAAAGAGCGCAACTTGCGCGGATTGGCGGGAGTGGGTGAACCGCTATTGCAACGCATGGAAACGCAGAACCAAGCCTTGCAATCGGGTGTCGGCGGGTTTGCGCGGGGCGCTTCCGATAACGTCACCGCAGGAGAGCGATTGACTTCGGCGCTTAAATCTACCGATGAGGGGATGCGCAAAGCGGTATCGACTGCCTACACAACCGCTAGACAATCAACCGGCAAGGATTTGGAAGTCCCGCTTCAAGGCGTGGCGCAGGACATGGTTGACATTGCCAAAAGATACGGCGGCAATTTCCCGTCAGGCATTAGAAACATGCTTGACGATTACGGTATTTTTGACGGAAAGCAAACCAAGGTTTTCAGTATGCAGGACGCTGAAGACATATTGCAACAAGCCAACAAACTACGGGGCAATGATCCGGCGACAAATTCGGCTTTGGGGGAAATTGGCGCCAGTTTGAAAAAGGCGTTGTTGGGCGTTGAGGTTACTGGCGGTCCATTCGCGGAGCCAAGAAACCTTGCCGCGCAGCGATTCAAACTTCATGACCTTGTTCCCGCGCTAGAAGCGGCATCTAAAGACACCGTTTCGGCAGATCAATTCATGCGCAAGTATGTGATTGCCGCGCCGACCAAAGATGTTCGCGCACTGGCTGAGACATTGCGGCAAACCTCGCCGGAGGCATTGCAGGAAGCTCGCGGCCAGATCGGGCAGCAATTGCAACGCGCAGCATTTGGTGAAAACGTCGCCGGAGACAAGTTATTTACGCCGGAACGCTACGCCAAAGCATTGCGGGAAATTGGGGATCAGAAACTTTCCGCGTTTTTCTCGCCGCAGGAAATTGACCAGATGAAGCGCCTGTCTCGAGTTGGGGCTTATATCAATTCCGTCCCGTCTGCGGCTCCGGTCAGTTCATCCAACTCTAACATTGCCTCCATGCTGGCGAACTATGGCAGCAAGCTACCTGTGGTCGGCCCTGCTGTGACTCTTGCCAAGGCTGCTGCTGGTCCCATCCTCAATCAACGGACGGTCAATACTGCTGTCGCTTCGAAAATCCCCGTCGAGAATGCGCCCATCTCCCCGGAAATGAGGGCCAAGTTGATTCGCGCCCTTGGCGTCGGCGCTGCTGGTATCGGTGTTGGAATGGCCGGGATACAACCATGAGTAAAACAAAACTCCCAACGGCGCAGCCAGAAATTTCACCCATTCGTAATCCATCGGATAAGTCTAACAGCATTGGAGTGACCCATGGCGTTTAACGGCTCAGGCACCTATTCCGCCCCAGCATCAAGCTGGAATCCGGCAGTTGACGGAACAGACATCAATTCAACGGATTGGGCGGCTTTATTGGCCGATCTGTCTACCGCTTTGTCGCTATGCGTGACCAAAGACGGGCAGCAGACCGTTACCGCAAATATTCCCATGTCCGGTTTCAAGATTACAGGCATAGGGGCGGCGACTGCCAGAACCGACGCTGCCTCCCTAGCGACGATTCAAGACGGAACGGGAACTTATGCCACTGCCGGAGGCACGGCCAATGCCCTGACGCTGACTCTGACGCCTGCAATCACAGCTTATGTGGCCGGTCAGTCTTACCGCTTTATTGCAAGCGCATCTGCAAACACTTCGGCTGCAACTTTGGCGATCAACGGGCTGACTGCCAAAGCAATCCAGTCTAAAGGCTCCGCATTGGTAGGCGGTGAAATCCCGGCAAATGCGGCTATCCAAGTGGTCTATGACGGTGCTGCATTTCAATTGTTCTCTGCGGCTTATGCGGCAACAGCCGGAAACATCCCGACCACGGACAACGCGATTCAAGACTTTCGGCTGACCCTGACCAGTGGCGTTCCTGTAACGACTTCGGATGTAACCGGCGCAACGACTCTTTACGCCACTCCGTACAAGGGCAACAGGATTGCTCTTTATGATGGAAGCTCGACATGGAATATCCGCACATCGGCGGAATTCTCCCTTGGCTCGCCAACTCTGACCTCTGGCAAGCCGTATGACGTTTTCTGCTACGACAACAGCGGAACGCCTACGCTAGAGGTTCTTGTTTGGACGAATGACACGACAAGGGCAACGGCACTGACTACGCAAGATGGCGTTTTGGTCAAGACCGGCGCTACTACGCGGCGCTACCTCGGAACGATCTACAGCAGCGGCGCAAACACGATGGAGGATTCGCTAGCAAAGCGGTATGTGTTCAATTACAACAACCGCGTAGACCGTCCGATGCAAGCGGCGCTTGAAACCACCGATTCTTGGAATTACACAACGGCGACATGGCGGCAGGCTAATGCAAACGCCGCGAATCAACTGGATTACGTTGTCGGGGTTTCTGAAGATCCAATCAGGGCCGATGTCGTGGCAATTGTCGGCAACACAAACGCAGGCGTTTATCCGCTTCTTGTAGGGGTTGGCGTGGATTCCACTAGCGCCAATAGCACCTCAATGATGGGCGCGACGATGAATCAAATTGTCAATGGCCGAATCGTGACCAACGCAGCATATCGGGGATATCCGGGGGTGGGGCGGCATACCTTGGTATGGCTTGAATACAGCGCCGCATCAGGCACAACGACATGGTACGGCGACGGCGGAACGCCGACACTCTCACAAAGCGGCATCACCGGCAC